AAAAGGCCTGCTCGCGATGTCCGGCGAAAGCTCGTCGTTTACCGAGCTCTCGCCCGAGTCGCTCGCCCGCGCCGTGTGGTCCGAAGTCATCGAGCACGGCTACACCGCCGAGCAGCTGGTCCGCCTGCTCGCCGCGCTGGCCGCCGGCAAATCCTCCGGCTTCGGCACCGCCACCGCGACCTTCCGCGATCTCGCCGATTCCAAGGCCCGGCTCACCGCCACGCTCGACGGCTCGGGCAACCGCACCGCCGTCACCGTCGACCCCACGTGAACTGGCTCGGCAACTGGGTCGGCACGTGGCTCGGCAATTGGCTGGGTGCGCTCGGCGGCGAAACGCTCCGCCGGCTGCTCACCCAATCGCCCGCCCAGCTCTCCGGCACCGGCCGGGTGCTCTCTGCGCCGCGCCCAGGCGGCGGCTTCGCCCGTTTCTTCCGCTGGTTCCTCCCGCCGCGCTACGGCCGCGGGGCGCTGCGCTCCGCCCCGCCGCGCCTCGCCGGCCGCGCTCGTGTGATCCCCTACGCTCTCACCGTCCGCGCCCGCAACGCCCGCCTCCTCGCCCTGCTCGATTAGTTTTCCGTGTGTTCCGTTGGTTCCGTGGGCACCTCCGCCCCGCGCCGTTTTGACACCGCGCCGCTGGCAACCATGAGCACTCCTGCCACCGCCCCCGAGACCGCCGCCCCCGTTGCTCCCGCCGCGCCGGCTCCCGTCCCCGCCGCCGCCGCGCCTACGCTCCGCGGCTTCCTCGCCAATCTCCGCACGGGTGCCACCACCGGCGCCGAATTGGTCGCCGCCCGCGCCGAAGCCTCCGCGCTCCGCTCCGATCTCTCGGCCCGCGACCTGCAACTCTCCGCCGCCGCCACGCTCGCCACCGCGCAAGCCGCCCAGCTCTCGACGTTCTCCGCCTTCTTCGGCCTGCAACTCGCCGACCTCGCCGGCAAAGATTCCGCCGCGCTCCACACGATCCTCGCCGAGAAGATCAACGCCGCCGCCATCGACCAAGTCGCCTCGATGGGCGTCCCCACCGCTGCGCTCCCGCCCGTCACCGCGCCCGATGCAGCCGCAGAAAAGACCCTCTCCGCCACCGAATTCTCCGCCCTCAGCAACGACGAGAAGATGAAATTCTCCGTCAACGGCGGCCGCATCGTCTAAGCGCCAAAAAATTTCACCACCCGCTCAGTTCACCACTCCTCATCCTAAACCACACCCGTCATGGCCGTCACACTCACCAACCTCATCCCCGACGCTTACAAAGCGCTCGACGTCGTCAGCCGCGAACTCGTCGGCTTCATCCCCTCTGTCCTCCGCGACTCCAGCGTTGATCAAGTCGCCCTCAACCAGACCCTCCGCAGCCAAGTCACTCCGGTCAACGTCTCCAGCCGCAACATCACGCCCGCGATGGCGTTCCCGCTCGAGACCAACCAGACGATCGGCAACCAGCCCATCACGATCTCGAAGGTGAAAGCCTTCCCGTTCTCGTGGTCCGGTGAGGAGCAGCTCTCGGCCAGCAAGGGCCCCGGCTACCTCACGATCCAGCAAGACCAGATCGCGCAGGCCCTCCGCGCCGCCGTCAACGAGATCGAGCTCGACCTCGCCACCGCCGCCTCGCTCGGCGCTTCCCGCGCCATCGGCGCCGCCGGCACCGCGCCCTTCGGCACGAACCTCGGCGAGTCCGCCCAGCTCAAAAAGATCCTCGACGACAACGGCGCTCCCGGTTCCGACCGCAGCATCATCGTCAACACCTCTGCCGGTGCCTCGCTCCGCACGCTGCTCAACAACCCGCTCAACGCCAACACCAGCCTCAACGGCGACATGACCCGTCAAGGCATGATCCTCGATGTGAACGGCTTCAAGTTCCGCGAGTCGGCCCAAGTCATCACCCCGACCGCGGGCGCGATGGCCTCCGCCACCTCCACGAGCGCCGCCTTCACGGTCGGCCAGACCGTCATCCCGCTGGCCACGGCCGGCACGGGCGTCGTCGCCGCCGGCGACATCATCAGCTTCGCCAACGATACCAACCGCTACGTGGTCGCCTCGGTCGCCTTCGCCGGCGCCAATCCGGCCTCGGGTGATACGATCACGCTGGCCGCTCCCGGCCTGCGCGTCGCCCAGGGTGTCGCCACCCGCGCCATCACGGTGCAGGCCACCTCGGCCCGCAACATCGCCCTCAGCCGCAACGCCCTCGTCCTCGCGACCCGCCTGCCCGCCGCGCCGGTCAACAAGGATCTCGCCGAGATGCGCGAAGTCATCACCGATCCGGTTTCCGGCCTCAGCTTCGAGCTCGCCGTGTATCCCGGCTACCGGATGACGGTCTTCGAAATCGGCCTCGCGTGGGGCTACAAGGTCATCAAGCCCGAGCACATGGCGATCCTCCAAGGCTAATCGCCCGACTGAAAAGATTTCCGAGCCCTGCCGGAAAGCCCGGCTTGTTTTGCCGTACACTTGCAGGGAGTTCAACCCCCGCACCGGAGTCGCTCCCGGTGCGGGGTTTTCTTTTTCCCCCTTCCGTGTGTTCCGTGTGTTCCGTGGGCAATTCCGGCTCCGGCCTCTGCGCCCCTCCGCGTCATCCGTGGGCCCCTCCGTTTTGACTCCGCCGCCCCTCCGATGAAATCCAACTTGTCCGCTCCCGCTCCCCACGCCTCGCTCAACGTCGCCCGCCCCCGCCGGGCCGATGTGTTCACCCGCATCGCCGAGCCCACGCCCGCGCCCAGCCATTCCCGGTATCTCGCGTATCGCAAAGCCCAAGCCCCCGGCGTCGATGGCCAAGGCCGCTTCATCGGCCGGGGCGATGTCGAGCGCGGCTTCGCCTTTTTCCTCAAGTCGCGCGGCCAATCGGTCACGCATTTCAACGGCGGCTTCGGCGGCGAGTTTGGCCGCGGCACGCAGAGCAAGCGCCAAGCCCGCACCCATCTCAGCGATGCCGATCTGCTGGCGATCCATGAGCGCGCCCGCCGCGGCGACAAGCCCTACCTCATCGCCAAAAGCTACGGCGTCGACCGCACCACGATCGTCTACGCCCTGCGCCCGAGCCCCGCGATGGCCCGCGCCCTCGCCACGCAGACCGCGATGGCCGCCTGATCTATGAACGCCGCCGCCGTCAACCGCTTCGCCTCAATCGCCGCCCGGGTGCGCGCCCACATCTGGCCCTGCACCGTCACGGTCGCCGGCGGGATCGCGGTCGCCGTCGCCAAGAGCGGCAGCAAGCCCACCCGCACCCCCGCCGAGATGGGCACCGGCTACGTCGAGCGCACGCTCGCCACGTTTAACTTTAAGGCCACCGGCAACTTCGTCCCCAGCATCGGCGCCGAGTGGACCATCGCCAGCGCCGAGCAAGCCGACGAGGTCGGCACCCGCTGGCGGTGCTTCCAACTCGTCCGCTCCGCCGCCGGCTTCGAGCACGTCGCCACCTGCTTCCGCCTGGACAACTAAAAAACCGCCATGGAAGGCTCGTTGTCACTCGTGCAGGATCGGATCACACCCACGCTCGAGCGTTACGCCGAGGTGATGGGTCGCACCTTGGCCTCCACGATCAAGCGCGCCGCCAAGGGCGTCACCCGCCGCGTCATCTCGATCACCCCGCCCGCCTCGGCCGAGACCACCGGCGCCGCCGCCTACCGCCAAGGCCGGCGCAAGATCGAGAAACAGATCGATAGCGTCCTCGCCCCCGTGAAACTCAAGGGCCGGCGGAAGATCACGACCGTCTTCGGCCGCAAGATCGGCAAGCCCGTCTACGTCCCCACCAAAGAACGCTTCCCCGATGTCGCCGCCACCCTCCGCTCTCGCATCGTCGCCCGCGGCGGCGATATCGGCCTCCGCCTCAACCGCGGAGCCAAGGCGTTCGTCGATGTCCGCAAGGTCAAGGCCATCATCGCCGCCAAAAACTCCCGCGTCGGCGTGCTCGCCTCCGGCTGGCAAGCCGCCGCGGCTGCGCTCGATGTCCCGGTGCAGCAGTGGATCAGCCGCCACGGTGGCGGCGCCGGCCGTGTGACTCTCGATTTCTTTACCGCGCGGATGCACGTCACCGCCGAGAACTTTGCCACCGGCGTCCCGGCCGCCGTGCGCGGCGCACTCTCCAAGCGCATCATGTTTGCCCTGCAATATCAAAAAGCCGCCATGGAGCGGGAGATCGACTACATAGTCTTCAAAAAAGCCGAGGAAAACGCCATCGCCACCCGCAACTGGTCCGCCCTCGTCCCCGCCGGCATGATGGGCGGCGACGACTCAGCCTGAGTATTTTATGAGCACCTACATCCTCACCCCCACCCGCCGCGCCGCCTATGCCGCGCTCTTCGATTTTCGCACGCAGTTTGTGAAGGCCGCGCGCCAGATCCTCGATGCCGGCGGCATCACCGCGCTCGGGCCGGGCGAGGGCGACCAGCAGCAGCCGCGCAATTTCTCCGCCGTCGATTTCCAGCGCGGCGCCGCCACGGGCCGCAAAACCCGCCTCGCCCTCGGCGGCGGGCGCTACGAGGAATATTCCCAATTTACCGGCACGCTCGTCGTCCTCTTCACCGTGCCCTACGAGACCGAGCAGAAGACCGGCACCGCCTACCTCACCGAAGACCACGTGCGCGAGCTCGACCGCCTCAGCACCACGGCGCACACCCTCTTCATGGAGCACCTGGAGCCCTTCACGCCGGCGCTTCTGCCCAACATCGACGTGCAGGAGCTGCTCCCGATCGAGCCCGACGAGCGCCCCGAGGAAGCCCGCGAGGTCAACACCGCCCGCGTCCGCTGGCGCGTGAAATTTGAGATCCGCTCAACCGCTTGGCCGACGGTCGCCTGATCACTTACCGCTTCGCTGGTCTGTCGTCGCGCGCTATTTTCTCTTCAAATTCAGCGAGCTCCTTTTCGGCCTTTTTTTTGCGCTCAATGTTTCGATCGATCTGCGCCTGAACCATTTTTTGCGCTAGGGCCGCGGCATTATCCTTGGCCTTCTTTTCGCGATAGATTTGCACGCCGAAAAGAATCCCGCCCGCCAGCAACACCGCAAAAAACAAGGTCGCAAAATTTTTCATGGCGCCACCCTTTGCACCCGTGCGCCCTGCGCTCAAACCAATTCGCGCCCCTTCGCGTGATTCGCGGGCTCTTCTTCTCCGGCTTCCGTGTCTTCCGTGTATTCCGTGGGCAATCCTCCCCGCCGTGCCGCCGCGATTTGACACGCACCCGCTGGCAACATGCAAACGGACCCATTTTTCACGGACGGCCGCAGTGCGGTCCTCAACCCCGAAGTCTTCTGCCTGAACAACTCCGCGACCTACGGCTACATTTCCGACACCATCGACCGCGAGGCCATGGAGAAGGAATTCGCCGATGCCGATGGCTCTCCCCTCGGCTCCGATACCCGCGAGGGCTTTGAGAAAGGCGCGATCTCCATCCAGTGCGATCTGGCCAATGCCGCCATCGCCCGCCCCGGCCACATCATCCGCTTCCGCATCGGCTCGGGCGACGAGTTCTACGTCGCCGGCAAGTTTGGCCGCGCCCGCGCCCGCAACGACATCGTAAAAGGCTCGCTTGCTGTTAAGCGCGCTTACAACCCGATCATCACGAATCTCCTCTCGCTGGAATTCGGCCAACGCACCAATCTCACGCAGGCCGCCGGCGTCCTCACCGGCGCCATCGTCGCCGCGCCCACCGTCGTCAACACCCGCTCCGGCAGCACGCTCGCCTACACCATGGCCGCCGCGCCCGATTCCGCCGCGCTCCCCGGCTGGCTCTCGATCAATGCCGGCACCGGCGCCCTCTCCGGCACCGCCGTCGCCGGCGCGTGGGTCGTCGACATCATCTGCACCGAGACGCTCGCCGGCCAAGAAACCCGCGTCGGCTTTGGCCGCATGGGTCTCACGATCACGTAATTTCAAAAACAAAAACCAGCGTCGGCCCGCGTCGCGGCCTTCTGCATTAACGCCCCGTCGCCTCACCGCTTCGGGGCGTTTTGGTTTAAGCAAAAAAAATGTCGCCTACGCCCGAGTTCAAAGCCGCCCGCCGCGCCGAGCAACGCCGTCGCCTGCTCACCCACCTCGGCCTCGCCGAGCCGATCACGCTCCCGCTGCTGCATCGCCCCGGCCTCGTGGCCCGCATCTCTCTGGTGCCGCTCACCGAGCGCCACCGCCTGGAGCTGCACCTCGCCGGCAACGCCTTCTTCACCGGCCGCGCGCCGCTGCTCGGCGATGTCATCCAGTTCCTCTGGCGCCTCAGCCCGCACTTCCGCCGCCCCGATGGCACCTATCCCAACCAGCCGGCGCGGGGTGGCTGGCTCGCCCGGCTCCGCTCCGCCCTCGAGCGCCGCGCCCTCGCCCAAGCCGTGCGCCGCTGCGATCTCTTCGCCGCCGATCGCGCCATCACCACGTGGCTTATGGCCGCCGGCCAAGACGAGCCCGGCGCGCCGTGTGCCGAAGATTCCGCCACGCCCGCCCGCCGCAGCCACCTCGCCCCGCAGCACTGTTTTGCCGATGAGTTGGTCGAGGCCTTCGCCGCCCGCTACCAGCTCGCACCCGCCACCGTGCTCGATCTCCCCGTCGCCCTCGTCAACCAGCTGCTCCGCGCCCGCCTCATCCATACCGAGGATGGCGAGCTGGCCCTGTTCGCCCCGTCCGACTCCCTCCTTTCCTCATGAGCTCCGATCTTCTCTACTCCCTCGGCCTCGACATCACCGATTTCAAGACCAGCGCCAAGGCGTCGAAAGAAGCGGCCGACGACATCAAAAAGAGTTTCAAGGGTTTCAAGGACGTGCTCGCCGCCGGCGGCGTGGCCACCGCCGTCTTCGGCTTTTTTTCCCAAGTCATCGACTACGCGCAGCAATCCAAGGGCAAGCTCGACGAAAACACCGCCGCCGTGAAACGCTTTGGCGATGCGATCGACCAGGCCAAGGATCTCTCGCTCAAAGCCGGCACGCTGGTCCTCGGCACGTTTAACCGGCTGGGCGAGGCGATCGGCGAGGCGATCAACATCGCCCGCTTCGGCTGGTCGCAGTGGGCCAAGGATCAAGACGCCCTCGCGGCCAGCAGCGCCGCCGCCGAGGCCGCCGAGCGCTCCCTCGCCGAAGCCAAAAAGAAGAACGGCGCGGAGTTTGAAAAAATCACCAACGCCCTGATCAACCTTAAAAAGCAGGAGCAGGATCTCAGCCTGCAAGGCATCACCGCGCAGGAGACGTACAATAAAAACTACCAAGCTTACCTCGACCTGATCGTGAAGGAGGCGAATTTCAGCGGCGACGCCGTCGAGCGCCGCCGTCTTGAATTGCAGATCTCCGAGGCGCATCTGGCCACCGGCAAGGCCCGCCTCGCCGTCGATAAAGAAGCCGCCGCCGAAGCCAAGAAAGCCGCCGAAGCCGACGAGAAAGCCCTCGACCAATCCATCAAGGACTACAACAAGCTCGGCGCGGTAAAACAAAAGCAGCTCGACTACGCGCTCAGCAAAAAACCGCTGGAGGAGCAGTCCGAAGTGCTCACCCGCCGAAAGCTCGAACTCGAAACCAAGCTCCTCGACCGAAACATTTCAACGACCGACGAGATCGAAACCCGCAACGAATTGCTCGAGGTCACAAAAAATCTGGATGAGGTCGGGGTAAAGCAGGCGGAGAAAAAACTAAAGACCGAGAAAGAAATCACCGCCGAGAAGGAGAAGCAGATCACCCTTACTTACAACGCCTCCGATGGCACCGACACGCAGGCCCTTTCCGACCGCCAGCTTGCCGAACTTCTTACCACGACCCAGCAGACCCTTTCCGCTGCCCGCCGCACTACGCCGCAATTCATCGGGTCCGACAACGGCGCCGCCTTCATCGAAAACCGCGTCGCCCAGATCCAGCGCGAGATCTCCGACCGCCAGCGCTTCCGCTCGGCCTACGCCGCCCGCGGCGAAGAGGCGTTCAATGATCGCAGCGCCTTCGAGGAAGACCGCTTCCGCCGCTACATCACGCCCGAGGATGAGCAGCGCCAAAAAGACCAGGCCAAAAACATCGGCGAGATTTCCGACAACATCCGCCGCCTCTTCGGCACGGGTCGCCGCTGATCTGCGTCACTCCTCAACTATTCCGCGCCATGCCTCAATCCACCTACCAAGACCACTACTGGGGCACGCCCCGCCGCATCGCGCAGCGCCCGCGCGAGTATCCGTTTCGAATGAATGGCGATGTGGCCACCTACGTCTACGAGAGCACCTACGCCGTGGACATCGGCCGCTTCACGCCCACGGCCGCCGGCACCGTCGATCCCGAAAACGCCGCCGCCTACCTGCTCGAAGAAACCAAGCCCGAGATCGAGCAAGGCCGCATCGCCACCTTCCGCCGCACGTACAGCACGGTCCCCACCACGCAGATCACGTATAGCTCCCGCGAGGTCACCAAGCCCCTCCCCTCGGCCGTCGGCATCACTGGGCAGACCTCGATCGATTACGTGGCGCTGGAATATCCCGGCCTCGATGTCGGCCTCGCTTTCCCCTACCTCGGCGGCACGTGGGTGGCTAATAAAGTCTATTCCCGACTCCCAACCACGCACGTGCGCACAGGCCCGACCGGCGGCACATTTACGCTCACTTACCGCGGCAGCACCACCGCCGCCCTCGCGCACAATGCCGCCAATGCGACCATAAATACCGCGATCAATGGCTTGGCCACTGTCATCACCGATGGCCTCACGTTTAGCGCCTCCAATAATCTTTTGGTGGCGGCACCGGCGACGCCGCAAGTTGCGCTTACTATCACGGCCGGTTCTACGTCTTTCCGGGTCACGATGGACGCCGGCAGTCTCACGCCGGCAGGAGCTTCTACCGCGTTTACCAGTATTCAGAGTCCAACGCTGCAAGTTTGCTCGGTGGCGTTGCGCGCAATCGTCACCGCCCACGGCTTTAACGCCGCCAATCCGCTTTCGGTCATAATCAGCACTAACTCTAATCACGCTTTGCTTGCTCCGTCTACGATGTGGAGCGTGGTAGACGCCAATACGATTGCTTTTTTTGTAAATCCCAGCGCCGGCATTTCCCTCGGCCAATACCTCCGCGACTACACGCCCGGCATCCAGCGGGTGCGCACTAAAAACACCCAAAACTTCTATCTGCCCGGCGTCACGCCCGGCATCGCCACGCCCGGCGATATTCCCATCCCCACCATCCTCCAAAACGACATCTCGTTTCTCACTGCCGCGCTTTCCACCCTCTCCGGGTATCAGGCTTACAGCGCCGGCGAACTCGACAAATGGCGCAGCGGCGCGATCTACACCCAAGCCACCGTCGAGATCGACATGGCCACCCTCTGATCATGCCCAAGCTCGTAGAAATCCCCCAAGACCTCGCCGATCTTTTTTCCGATCCCGATCGGGTCCGCGCTGCCTTTGAGTTGCTCAATGCTCTGGCTTCGTTGCAATTGCAGCTCGTCACACCTTCAGCCAATATCGGCGGCAAGATCAACGCCACGAGGATCGTCGGCGAGGGCGAGCTCACGCTCCCGCTGCCGATCCAGTTCCGCAC